CAACAGGTACTAGTCAGACTGTAGGATTATTTGATAGATCTAGTGATGGATGTGATTATGTTGATAGTGGTACTGGTACTGGAAACAATGGTGGTTTCGTATCTCCAGATACACAAAAATATTTAAGATTCAGAGGAACTCCTCAAGAACGTTGGGCTAGAACTATAACATATAATGCTAGTGGAAGTAATACTGCTGGTACAGTTACAGAAGCGGTACGATTTGAAGTTATACGTGGTAATGATAGTAATGGAGGTGAGTCACCTACTGCACCATTAGAACTATTTGGTAGTAATGATGGTGGTGGTAGTTATATTAAGTTTGGAACTATATCAACCAGTGGTGGTGCTACTACATGGGAAAGTGTAGATGTTGCTGTTCCTGCTACATATAGAGTTTCTAATTTAATAATGGAAGTAAGACAGAGTAGATCAGCATCAGGTAATGAAGACTTAGATAACTATGGTATTGCTAAGGTATCAATGATACATGCAGAAGGTGAAGTTACAACATATACTACACAGGCAGGTAGATTGGATCTAGGTATAGAATCTATACAAGAAGTTATCGCACCACAGGGTGACCCAGTAAACTCTGCTGGTATCACTGTGAATGATGGTAAGTTCACCCTGTCATCTGCTGTTAAGTTAAATGTTACACCCAGTTTGCAACCAGAGGTTGACATTCCACTCGTTACGAGGTATCATTTAGTGAAGTATATGATTCGAGCATATTAAATGGAGTTGGGTAGTGAACATGGATATATTATGGAACCCAGTCAAGCACCAGGTGAATACGATGATTTCATCGGGGTATATCGTAAGTTTGTAAATAAAAAATTATGTATTGATGCTATAGCAGAGTTTGATAAGTTTGCTAGTGCTAATAATAAATTACAACAAGGACATGAGCAGTTCCCACAAGGTAAGATGGGAAGACAAGACAGTGCATTTACATTAGATGATGTTAAAGTAGGTCTTGCTAGTCATTTCTATCAGTATATAAATACAGCATTTGAAAATTATAGAATAAAATACGATCATATATCTAAGATAAAGTTAGGTACTATTGGTCTCAAGATACAAAAGACAGAGCCTGGTGGTGGATACCATACATGGCACTATGAAAACTCTAGTTTTAGAGCAGCAAATCGTGAGTTAGCATGGATGGTATACTTAAATGATATGCCAGATGGTGAAGCAGAAACTGAATTTCTATTTCAAAAACGTAGAATTAAACCAGAGGCAGGTACAATAGTTATTTGGCCTGCTGGTATGACACATGTACATCGTGGCAATACTGTTTTTACTAAAGATAAATACATATTGACAGGATGGTATCTTAAACTCCCTTAGACAAATGGCAGAATTTCGTGTAATACTACAAATTAATGCTCTTTCACGCATTATTACTGTTGATGGAAAGCAACAGGTGATAAGTGAAGCATTTTGGAATGCAAATATACAAAACCAATTATTTCCATTCTGGACATCAGATAATGATAGATTGATATACTTCAACTACTTTGATGATGGATCATATGGTTGTGAGAAGAAGAAGTTCACTTATAATCGTGTTAGTAACGAGAAGAAGTGGGTAACATATGATTGGAAAGAACCAACCAATGCACAAGCAAAAGAAATTGCTGATGGTGTAAGGGCAAAGTACTTTGAGTATCAAGATGTAGAACAGGAAGAGATACAAGATGAATTGTATCAACAGTATGGTAAGTGGAATAAGATATCATGGGAAGGAATTAGAATGATTCGTAACTTCTTATTAGATGATTCTGATTGGACACAAAATACTGATAATGCTCTTGATGCTGCTACAAAAGCACAGTGGGTTACATATCGTTCTAAACTAAGAGCAATACCTCAAGATTATTCTGGTAAAGAAGCAGATGATGTTAAATTCCCATACAACCCAGTATATTATGCTAAGTGGAAACAGTTAGAAGTAACAGCACCATCTGAAGCTGATAACAATGTGATGGAAGTACAGAAACCTAATGAAGCAAAGGATTACTTAGCAACAGATGATCAGTTTGGTGTATTCCCAGACAAATCATTGAATACATGGTCAAGAAGGATAACTACTGAGATTGCTAATAAGTATAGAATCAAGAATCCTGAAGATGTATTCAAACCTGCTGATGTTCAGTCACAGTATGCAACTGTGGAAGAAGAGATCGCAGCAATACTAGCATCAATCGAAGCAAATAACACATAAAATATGGAAAATAATATTATGCTCGTCACTCTCTTAAATGGTGACGAATTGATTTGTAATGTATCCAAGCACATCGAGGTAGTTGATGGACTTGAGCAAGAAGTATGTTATAAATTAATATATCCATTTGTTGTTGATGAAAAAGATGGTAAGTTAACATTCACGCCATGGAAGAAATGGTCACGTGATACTGAATACTTAATATCATATGATATAATAGTAAACATGTGTGCTGTATGGCCTAATATGGAACGTGAATTTACAACCGCAGCTAATAACTATATGAAAGTTATAGAATCTATGGGTTATGCTAGCCAATCATGATTGAAACATTTAATAACTTCTTTGATAATAATAAATTATTACAATTAAATAGTATATTTGATCAAGGTACATGGGAAGATGGTTCTATTAGTGGACCAAGTGATAAACAGATCAAACATAATCTACAACAGACAGATAAGACTGTTAGACAGATGGTGAATGTAGAAGTTCATCGTATGTTAAGAGAGTTTAGTGGGTTCTATTTAATATCTAAAGCATCAGAAATTCTTATGCTTAAGTATAATGAGGGTATGCACTACAATGATCATGTTGATTTCATACACATGTATGGAATACGTACAGATTATACTTGTGTTATGAATCTAAATGATGATTTTGAAGGAGGTGAACATTATACTAAAGATATGCATGGTAATAAGACTCTACATGAATTAAAACCAGGTGATTTAATCATGTATGATACCAATCAAATACATGGTGTTAATCCTATAACTAAAGGAGAACGTAGATGTATAACATTCTGGATGGAGAGTGCTATTCAAGATGCATCTATGAGAGAACCAATCGTCAGATTTAATAAATTATATCAAAGACTATATGATAAAAATCAATTAGATGATGAGGACATCCTCGAACTAGATTGGTTTCGTATGGCAATGATGAGAAACCACACGCATTTTAGAGATTAATTATGACATTTCAACTTGAAGGATCTGCTAAATTAACTGACATATTATCTTTTGATACTATACTAGACAGAGATGAGATGTTAGAAGTGGATCGAATTGCTAGTCGTCCACGTTGGCAGTTTGGTGCAACAAGTGACCATAATTTTCCACATAAGAAGTTCTGGAAGATGGATATCAAAGGCACTGCTATGTTTGATACATATATACCAGAGAAGATGGAGATCTTACTACCATTTAAGTTTGAGATCCTTGACTATTATATGAACGGACATACTCATGGATTAGATGGTTCTATACATAGAGATGCGAGTGACTATACATTTCTCCTCTATTGTAATCCACAATGGGATTTAATGTGGGGAGGCAAAACAATATTTGTACAAGATGATGGGAGGTTTGATGCAGTATTTCCTAAACCAGGATCTGCTATATGTTTTCCATCAGAAATACTACACTGGGCAGAGGATACAACTAGAGACTTTTACGGACTTAGAGTTAGTGCTGCTTATAAATTAAAGAAAACGGAGACCATAGATGGAAATAAAGACCCTTGACTCCGCTGCTTCATGGGATGAGATCGAAGACTACGCTGCTGGAGTGTCAGGGGCAACAATATATTTTGAGAACCCAAGACTAGAAGCAGCAGATGCATCAACTAAAGCAGAAGTCATGACATACTATCGTGATGACGAAGATGTACCTACTGAATTAATAACAATATTAGAGAGTAAGTACTATGGATACATAGAGTTTCGTGATACAGACTTAGCATTTGAGTTTTGTATAGACTATTTCCCACGTCGTGATGAACTCAGTGATGGAGTTGCAGGTGACCCTTTTTGGTATCACTGCTATGTTGTAAGACAAGACGGTGTTATAGAATATGATAACGATACATTAAGAAAAGGATCAAACTAATCTAAATACGTTTATGAGTGTTATAATCTACCAAGAACATTGTGAGTATCTTGAGAAAGAGAACGAGGAACTCAAAGAAGAGATCCTCTTCCTTAAGACTCAGCTAGAATTTAAAACTATGGGGCTTCCTGATTATGAAAACATGGATAGATAGAGTGCGTGAACTAAGTGGAGAGGATTATATTTACATATCATTAATATATCTCGAAGCGTTTGTTGTAAACATTCTAATGAACACAGGCATGAAAGTGCCAGATCTAGTGTCACTAGATAAACTGTCACAAGGGACACAGACACCAGTCGAAAAACCTGTATAATTAATAGTAACTGACTCTGACATTATTATGCCAAGTAAAGATCAGAGATCAATAGAAGGAGATGAGTCATCCTATGAGAAATGGGATCGTGCTCGCTCTCTTTTTATGGAATCTCTTTATAAACCAGACCACGAGTTAAGAGCATGTGCTCATAACCAAAAATGTTTCTATGAGCTGTTGGAAATCAGAGATAGTATGGTAGAATATGCAAAGGAGATGAAAAATCCTCATAGCATTGATACATCACCTTACAACAAGATTCCTACGAGATACTAATGACTGAAGACGAATACAAAGCAACGCTTAAGAATTTTCTTATTGCTCAGAACAATAACGATCACAACTTCTCATTACTACAGGCACAGATTGATGCATTGCGTAAAGAGATTGCTGATCTAAAAGACTTAAAAGAAATGTTTAGGTTACCTCAATTAAAGAATCAAAATCGTGAACCATTTGAGTATTACGATGCAGAAGAGGTGGATGACTAATGACATACATGCCTCGTGTCGATGACTATGTAGTTTGGGAAAGAGAAACATGGAGTGGTACATTTAGAGATGAGGGATGGGTATATTTTGTAGGTGATCCAGTAGAACCAAAGAAGGGATTTCCCACACCAGTAAGATATATTACAATAGAGACAGGTGTTAAACCCAAACCATATTGTGAGTTTGAGAAGAACCCTAGACATAAGAATACTCATACATTATTACTATGTTATGAGCAAAATTGGAATGAGTTAAAGTACATTAAGAATAGAAGGGAAGAAGATAATACGAGTACATACAAATCACAAGAACATCGTTATTCTGACCCACAATGAATGCAATGAAAGAAAAGTTCTTCGCTGAAGGACATACATTACCAACATGTGTTAATGATGGTTGCAATAATAATGTACAGGTAAGAGAGTGGAAGTACTGGTCATTCAAATCAGAATGTTCTACATGTGCTACTGCACGTAAGAAAGGTAGAACTGTTACTGGTGTGACAAGACACAAGAAAACATACTGTGAGAACCACGATGGTCATCTCGGATGGTTGTGTCCTGTAAATGAATGGACTGGATTTGAAAACTCATTAGACCTTGACCATTTGGACGGAAACCATTATAATAATATACCAGAGAACGTCAAGACATACTGTAAATTATGTCATGGACGTAAGTCACTAGAAAATGGTGACTGTCACAGTAACAAGTCATCATCACGTAAAATGGTATGAGCATATTTGAAGACACATTCTTAGTTGGTGATTCACAAGAGGTATTAAAGGAAGTTGATGATGGCATAGTACATTTCACATGTACTTCGCCACCATATTATAATGCGAGAGCATACTCAACTTGGCCAACGTATGATGAGTACCTTAAGTTCTTACACAATGTATTCACTGAAGTATATCGAGTGACTGCTGATGGACGTATGTGTGCTGTTAATCTATCACCAGTCATTCAAGCAAGAGAGTCACGAGCACATGAGAGCAAGAGACTCGCAATACCATTTCACTTCTTCTCCATCATGGAACGGATGGGGTGGAAGTACATTGATGACATAGTTTGGGTTAAACCTGAAGGTGCTGCCATCAATCGCAATGGTGGATTCTATCAGCATCGTAAGCCAGTAGCATACAAACCAAATATAGTTTCTGAGGTTATATTAATTTTCCAAAAACCAGGAAATTTCTTAATTGATAAAATCCTAAAATCTCAAAAAAATGAAATAGTTGAAAAGTCAAAAGTCACCGACGCGTACGAGCGTAGTAACGTGTGGAATATACACCCAGAGACAAACTCTGATCATCCTGCACCATACCCTAAAGAGTTGAGTGACAAACTCATTCAATATTATAGTTTTGTTGATGACTTAGTTCTAGATCCATTCATGGGAAGTGGAACAACTGCAATATCATGTAAAGATTACAATCGTCATTTTTTAGGTATAGAATTGCATGAAGAATATGTCCAGAAAAGTATCAATAGACTCAAGAAATTTCAACCACTAAGTAACTTTTTAACATGAAAGATTTGATATTATATGGTGATTGTAAGGAGACACTTAAGCAGTTTAAATGTAAAGCAAGAACATGTATTACATCCCCACCTTATTACGGACTTCGCAATTATGGCGATGAAAGTAAACAAATAGGACTTGAAGATACACCTGAAGAGTATATCCAAAACCTTGTAGATGTGTTTAGAGAAGTAAGAAATGTACTTACTGATGATGGTACATTATGGTTAAATATTGGTGACAGTTATTATAATTATAGACCTGGTAAAGGTCAGGGATTAGTTAAACAAACTGTTAGCAATACAAACCAAGATCTACCCAACAAATGTGCAAGACGAGGTAATAAATTAGATGGATTAAAAGAAAAGGATCTAATTGGTATACCTTGGATGTTGGCATTTGCATTGAGAGCAGACGGATGGTATCTAAGACAAGATATAATTTGGCATAAACCAAATCCAATGCCTGAATCAGTTAAGGATAGATGTACTAAATCACATGAATATATTTTTCTATTGAGTAAGAACAGAAACTATTATTATGATCACGAAGCAATTAAAGAACAGGCAGTAGGTGAGCGTTGGGGTGGCAACAAACCTATCAACATGAATAATACTAAGGACACTAACAATCAGTTCAGTGGTCTTACAAGACCTCGTAAGATGGTCTATGATAAAAGGAATAAGAGATCAGTATGGAAAGTAGCATGTAAACCTTATAAGGGTGCTCACTTTGCAGTCTATCCACCTGAACTAATAGAACCTTGTATCCTAGCAGGATCAGAGGTCGGTGACGTAGTATTAGACCCATTTATGGGTTCAGGGACTACAGCAATGGTTGCTAAGAAGTATAGTAGATCATATATTGGATGTGAACTCAACAAGGACTATGCCAGTTTACAAACTGACCGTATTTCTACCATTCCGAACAAACTTCCGTTATACTAAGTTCAGTTCAGTCAAATTACTATGACATTCCAACTCGGATCAACAACTTTTCACTCTCGCTCTGATGTTGAATCAGATGCACGTTTACTTGTATTAGATGCATTAGAGAACGAATGTAACAATGGTAACGAACTGTTATCATTATTAGAGGGATTCTTTAAGTACACTGATGTGTATATTGGTACTGATACCGATGGTTCAAATAACTACATCTTCTCAGGAAGCAACGGTTAATGTCAATAATAGTGGACACTTTAATTAGTGTCCACTAATTTCCCATCTCATTCAAATTTGACCTATAATAGGTACATAAGAGGTTAATTAGGTTTAACTATTATTATTAAAGATCAGTAATGCAATCGCCACCAACTGATCGCCTCTAATCCATAACAATTACACAGGAGACTAAAGCAGCAATGAGTAACCAATTTGTATCAAATGTAGATGGTGCAGTCATTGAATACTATCATAATAATGATGGTACACTATCATATAAATTAGAAGGAACAGATTGGCAAGATTTTATAAAGGAAGATAGAAGAGCATATTCAGATCAAGAATACAACGAATTCCTACACATCTTGGAGAACAACTAATGAAACTTGTTACTTATTCATTCCGTATCGTTGCTGAAGATGGTGACGAACCAAA